TCGCTAATCAAGCCGCGTTTGCGATGAAATGATGGTTGACAAACGACCAGAGCTTCGATGGCAGAACACACCTGTGGGTGCTTGGACTGCCTACGTTGAGAAACGTTCGAAGGCTAGCTCACTCAAGCAGATGCACGTCAAGCATGCGTTTGCGTTCGTTCGCCCTGCCTACAATATATCTGGTCTACTTGACGCTGATCGTGGTTGGGTTGTGACACGCAACACGTTTGATGATGTGCAAGAGTTTGAGGATTTGACTACTGCTCGGGTGTTTGTTGAGTCTTTGTTTGCATTGGAATATAATTGACCTAATCCCACGGGATTAACTTGTTTACTTATTGGAGAAAATTATGACCACCTTATCTGATCGAATCGATCTTGCGTACAGCAAGCTCGGCCTTCGTGAATCATTCATTGCCGCTGTGATGACACGCGTCAAGCGTGAGATATCTGACAAGGTATCTACTGCAGGAACAAATGGCGCGTGGGTTCGCTTTAACCCTGCGTTCTGTGATCCTCTGACTGACGAGGAATTGTTTGGCCTTGTGCTACATGAGGCGGTACACGTTGTGCTAATGCACATGTGGCGTCGTGAGAGTCGTGATCCGAGTTTGTGGAACTACGCCAACGATGCGCTTATCAATGCGTACATACGTAGTCGTGGATGGCAACTGCCCAAGGGCGGCGTCAACGTAGGATGGGTGCGTGAGAGCATGTCCTCCGAAGAAGTCTACGCCAAGCTCAAAGAAAACCCACCACCGCCACAAGGCGGTAAGGGCTCAGGTGATGGTGATGGCGATGAGGAAAGCCAACCCAATGCAGGTGGCTTCGATGGCAAGGGTGATCTCGAGGATGCTCAAGATGATGCTACTCGTGTGGACATGGAGGCAACTATTGTAGCCGCAGCTCGTATGGCCAAGGAATGTGGTCAGGGCTCTAGCTTGATCGATCGTGTGCTTGACAACGTAGGCCAACCCCATGTGCGGTGGCAAGACGTGACTCGTTCCATGATGACTGAATCGTCTGCCGCTGACTACACGTACACACGCCCGTCTCGTCGCTTCATTGGCTCTGGCTTGTACTTGCCATCGCTTCGCACTGACTCACTCGGTGGCTTGGCTATTGGCTTTGATACATCGGGATCGATGGGCCCAAAGGAATGCAACCAGATTGCCGCTGAGATTCAGGCGATCGTTGACGACTTGCAACCATCATTCGTAGAAGTTATTTACTGCGACTACCACGTTACGCACATCGAGCGGTTCGAGCGTGATGACATGCTTGCCCTGCATCCCAAGGGCGGTGGCGGTACGCGCTTTCAGCCAGTGTTCGAGCACCTTGACAAATCAGACGAGCGTTACTGCGGCATGATTTTCTTCACTGACATGGAGGGCAACTTAGACGAATGCGCGGAGCCAACCTATCCTGTCATCTGGGCCGACATCGGCCATTCCCATCCACGTGAGCCCTTCGGCACACGGGTTACCGTAGCATTATGAGAACAACATGAACACATCCTTCAACAAAGAAAAAGACATTCAGTATCGCTTGACGCGTATCGAGACGAAACTCGTGCGAGGCTTTGAGGAACTGGGTGTCAACATCGACCAAGACCGAGAGTGGTTGTCCGTCCACACTGGGACGTTCACTAACTGTAGTACTAAGTGACATGGCACGTAACGGCGCTAAAAGCGTTGGCAAACACTACGACATCGTTAATCGCGGTGAAGTAGTTGGATCAATCTGTTTTAAACCAATTGTGTAAAGAGTACTATCATGAACCCAGAACCAATCATTCACCAAGGCATACCTGTTCGTTCAGTGTGCTTCCCCGTCATCCCTGCAGACGACAAACGTTTTGTCTGGACTGCCGGTGCAGATGTGCAGTCTGTATGGCGTCGCTTCGGGTGGAAACCCCTAGAAGAAACTTTGAAGGTGCCACAGCAATGATTAAATATCCGGGATATGAGGAAGCCGTTATCGGCCCTGCGTATGTACGTATAGACAAGCAAATGGTTAACGTACTTGTTTACGATGCTGAAAAGATCAGAGAAATTCTTAAAAAACGCGATGGCATGTCGCACGAAGAAGCACGTGAGCATATTGAGTTCAACATCGAAGGTGGCTACTTGGGCCCAGAAACACCCATACTTGTATGGTCAGAGGATATTTGGGATGAAGATGATGAAGAGTAATTTTGTAAACAATCACTTGGCCATTGGTAGCCAACAACCCGTACATAGATTACAACTTTGTAATAAATGTGAAGAAGTACGACCGCCGGAGGGCGGCGTGCAGATGAGCCCATCGAGGTGGATATGTGCGTCATGTTGGACGAACAGAGTAACTGGACGTAATCTTAAACAGGTAATTAGGAAGGATGAGAAAAATGATTGAGATGATCGAGAACGCAGACGATTTGCAGATTGGCGGATCGCACTACAAAGACATGCCCGTGCAACCGTGGAGTGTCATGGCCGCGGTGTTAACGCCTGAGGAGTTCCGTGGGTTTCTGAAAGGCAACATCATTAAATACTCCATGCGTGCCGGACGTAAAGATGGAAGCGATGACGGCAACAAAGCATTGCACTACATTCACAAGTTGTATGAAGTAGAAAATGCGCAAACGCAGCAAGTATAGACCTCGTAGCGTATTGGTTAACCCGATTGGGTATGTACTTGAGGGGATGACACCGGTAGCCAAGTACGATACCTATTTGGTTGATCTCAAGATCAAGAACCATTTAGCAATGTCAACCTTAACTAAAGGGTTGGCGACGCGTGCTGACATTGATACTTTGATTGCCACAGTAAACATCACTGAAGCTTTGTATCGATTGGGTTTTGGAAGAGAATATGCAGACGTAGTTAGCGAAGGGCTTGATGCATTACGTGATGTTGGTAGACGAGGTGTTGAGACGGGAAGGTTTATCCTAAAAGCATCTGAGATGAATGCGCTAAACCTTGTCATGGAATTGCATGACGCGCAGATGGACTTGATTACTGTAAAAGATATGGACAAAGCTGTTGAGCTTGTTCGTGAAGAGTTTCGTCAACGAAAAATGAGACCTATTGTGGAGGTAAGCAAATGAGAGCACGAATTAAAAGGCATTGGGAGTACGAAGACGGTTGGCTTGTTGAATCTCGCCGTTGGTACGACTTTAGGTGGGTTACTGAAAAGTATGTTGTCGGCGACGACGCAGAAAAAAGAGCACTGAAGTACGCCAGAGATTTACTAGACCCTATGATTATTGAGATAACAAAGGAAAAGCTATGAACGATTTAATTTACTTTCTAATTGCACCGATAACCGTTGCAGTACTTATCCTGCTGTACAAGATGAAGGCGACCGAGCGTGAATGGGTTAGCTTGACCAAAGAAGAGATTTACCACTTGTGGGATACCAACTCAGAAAAGTTTGGCAGTGTAGAAGACTTTGGTAGAGCCGTCGAGCGTGCTATACAGGAGAAGAATCCATGAATGAACCAGCATTCCCCAATGAAGGCTTTAATGGATGGGGTGAACCATTCCAAGGCATGACCTTGCGCGACTACTTTGCGGCTAAGGCTATGCAGGGATTACTCAAAAATGCTCTTACGGAAGAGTTCCATCTTATCGACAATGATTGGATGGCAGGCATCTCGATGGACGCATACTCTATGGCAGACGCCATGCTGAAGGCGAGGGAAGCATGAACAGAGAAGACATTATTCGCATGGCACGAGAGGCGGGAGAAGCTGAAGGCATGGCGGAGTTTGTGTTTCATCCTGTCATTGAACGCTTTGCTTCTCTTGTCGCTTCTGCCGAGCGTGAGGCGTGTGCGCAAATGTTAGAAGCGGCTTCAAAGACAGGAAAAATAATAAGTTGTACAAGTGCGGCTGAAGCCATCCGAGCAAGGGGACAAGCATGACTAAAGACGAAGCATTACGCCTTGCATGGGATGCGTTACAACAAATAGCTCATGTTTCAGCAATGGACTACGAATATCAACAATGGGCAGTAGAAGCCATCACTGCCATCAAAGAAGCCTTGGCACAGCCAGAGCCTAATTACAAAAAAGCACTTGAGGTGTGGTTAGACAAAACCGAGTGGGTTCAGGAAACTGTCAAACCACATGAACTTGGTATGCACAGAGCCGATGTTTTAAAACAAAGAATTGAAGAAGCATCACCACAGCGCACATGGGTAGGGCTGACGGATGATGAGATTGAACATGCGTTTAAAACAAATTCAGTCATGGTTGACAACGGCAATGCCTATATGGTCGCAGGATTACGAGCAGTCAATATTGCCCAAGCCATTGAAGCCAAACTGAAGGAGAAGAATTTATGAATTGGTTACCAGAACACAAATGCGGTTTACACCTATCCCACAACGAACATCGTGATGTTTACGAAACTATTGAGCAGTTCTATGACTCTGAAGATTTTATTTCACCAGAGGAATGGCATGAGGCTGTGGCAAAAGATAGTGTGTGGGTTTTACATTGGTATCCCGAAACACCCATTGGGTTTATCCGCATTGCCGCCTCTACATTGGAAGCCATAGAAGCCAAACTCAAGGAGAAGAACAATGGATAAACCAATAAGCGGAACAATTCGCTTTGATGATGAATACAAAGCTGAAGGCTCGTATAAATTTCATGTACCCGAAAGGTCTGAATGGGTTTGCTACTTGTTTGGTGGTCGTAAAGGAGAAGGTATTTCTTACAGGCCAGTAAAAGGATACGAACCAAATTGGTTTGTTCGTTGGATGATGAAGATATGTTTTGATTGCACATGGGTGAAGGAGAAGAACACATGAACATAACTGTTTACTCGAAAGAAAATTGCCCTAACTGTGTGACGGCTAAGCTCATTCTGCGTTCGTTGGATATGCCGTTCACTGAGATTGACATCGAAACGGGTGATCGCTTTGCTAATTTCGTGGCTAACTACCCCGACGCACGTCAGATGCCGCAGATATTTATTGGCGACCAACGTGTTGGCGGATTAGCAGGCTTGCAAGCTGCGTTGCAGAAGATGGGGTTGTTAGTATGATCTTAGTAGACACTGACATAGAACGTAAACGCTGTGCGGCAATTGTGCGTAGATCAATCGTACGCAACAAAAACAACATCATGCACGTGCAGATACTTAAACGCGTGCTCGATAAAATAGTTAACCCGAGGAAACCAAAATGTACAGAATCCCTAGTGACCTCTCCCAACTTGAGCTGATGCTTGCCGACTCGCAAGCAGAAGGCCGATTGCTACGAAACCGACTAGACATTGTGTCTGAGGAAGCTCTACGTTTGCGTCAGAAGCTAGAACAGATTTACACTGTCGCTTACTTAGCTCTGGACAACAGAGAACTTGATAACATGGACTTAAACTAATGGACATACTCACTGTAGATATTGAGACGTACTACGATGCACAATTCAGTTTGTCAAAGATGCAGACTGATGCGTACATAACCGACGAACGGTTTGAATTCATTGGAGTATGCGTTGCGAAGAATGACGGTGATCCCGTATGGTTCAGCGGCACTGAAGCAGAGATTCTTGAGTGGATGCACGTCAACTACGA